CGTGTTCTAATTAACTGCTAGAACAATACCGCATGAACGTGAATAAAAATACTATAACCATTTGTGCGAAGGGCCTATTCATGGCCGGTGCGGCTGGGACTGCAGTGTACATAGCTTTTCAATGTGATCTGCCTTCCTGGTTTGCGACAAAGAAACGTGATTTCATTTCTTTTGTTGCTAGCACCACAGCTGAAGGACCGGAGGATCCGCCGGAATTTCAGCGCTCCCAATTTACGGTCACCCCTTTGATCCTTAGGAAACCAATTAAGGATCATACGCATGGTGCCAGTGCGGCTTTACGCTCGAGTGCTTCGAACTTTATTGATGATTACGCTCGAAATCTGGCATCAAGACCATACTTTGTTCAATGTTCACGAGCCGACCAACGTCTTGGTCGGGAGGGTTCGCGTTCGCTCTTTTGGGCGAAAGATTTGACAGCCCAAGTTGCTCCTTATGATTCACCTGCTGGATACATTAACGCTTTAGTTGATGTAGACTATTATGTGGACATGCCTAACTTCCTCACTAATAATTTTAGAACTACTGTTCTTTATACTTTCCAACCTGACGAGGTTGCTAAGATGACTGAGGAATACAGTTACACGTTTAATGATGATAATACCATCTCTTATAGCGTGGCTGGTGGTGGGCATTACAATCATGAGGTTTGGAACTATGGAACTGATCATATTCTCGCTGTTAAGAAATTTCTTGGTATCCCATACCGGGTTGCCGCCTACCTCGTTGATAAGAAGAATGTGGGACCAGATCACGATCTGATCTTGCTGACTCCTTTGAAGCGATGGAATGGCCTCTTTGCCATTTTTGGCTATTTGCTAGAAGGCAAGGAGTTGAAACGACTTAAGCCCGTCAAAGGAGGGTTCTCGAGGATGAAATCTCAGAGGGCCGACGGGATGTACGTATCCACTGGAATACCTGGAGCGTACGCTCGCGCGACGATTCGTGCCGACTACGATGATGCTATAGCTATAGCAGTCAAGACTACCAAGACCAACCTACAATTGCCAACGGTGTTATCATACATTGAAGGTGATGACTTGGCTACGAGAAAGGTACAGGCTTCTGCTTTGTTAGCATATCATCGCGGGATCGCTCCTGATGTTAAACCAGGAGAGGCTGTTGTTTTTCCTGTGGAAAAATCAGTCCGTAATTACGATTTCGGTGTCGCTTCGTTTAACCCTGAATCGAAACAGACTCTATTAGCGTTTATGAGTCCTATTATCCACGGTGCGTTTTCACCACTATTATCGTCTTCCAATGAGGAGGCTTGCATTAGTGGGCGTATCACAAATCTAGTGCATAAGAGGGGAGAATTAACACTAACTGAGTTTTTGAACAGAGTGATGAATGAATTTGTGGATCTCTTACTCCCGGAGAAACACGTGATGGAACCTGTCGACTTGGACGAGGTGTATGAACGACAAAATCGTCCTACACAGCGTCAAATTCTTGATGCATCTATGCCGAATGAACCGGAACGGATTATCAAGAGTTTTATCAAGAAGGAGGCCTATCAGGAACCTAAGGAGCCTCGCCCAATCTCCACCATAAATGGTGTGGATAAGCGGGATTATTCTTCCTTCATTTATCCATTGGCTGATTATATCAAGACAATGGACTGGTATGCATTTGGTAAGACACCAGTGAATATTGCAAATCGCATTACTGAGGTCTTGTCAGAGGCATCCAGTGCTGTCAATACTGATTTTTCAAGGTTTGATGGCAGAGTGTCGGAATTACTCAGAGATCTTGAGCGACGTGTGCTCATAGCGGCTTTTAGGAGTTGCTACGCTCACGTCATCTCTGAGCTCCATTCGTCCCAATTCAATCAACCCGCCATAGGTACCTTGGGTACGCGATATAATACGGGATATGCGCGTGCCTCGGGATCACCTGAGACAGCAGCTTTTAATTCAATTGCTAACGCATTTGTAGCATATCTCACTTTTAGAATGACTCGACTTAATGGTGGATTCATTACTCCAAGTGAGGCATGGAAGCGTCTTGGGCTTTATGGTGGAGACGACGGCTTAACGGCCGACGTCGATCCAGCGACTTACTCAAAAGCCTCAAATCTTTTGGGTTTGAAACTGGATGTTGAACTCATCAATCGCGGATGTGAGGGAATCTCATTCCTCTCACGCATGTATGGTCCGCATGTTTGGTATGGAGATGCCAATTCATGCAGCGACCTTCCCAGACAGCTATCGAAGATTCACACGACTGTGCAGTTACCACCCAACGTGTCATCTTTAGATAAACTGCTTGAGAAGGCCCGCGCCTTTTATCTGACGGATGCGAACACTCCAATTTTGGGGGAGTTTGTTTCTAAGATTATTTCTCTACATGGTAAGTGCATTGAGATGCAAGACTCAACTGCGCGAATGAGATCATGGAATTCGTTGTTCCCTAAAGACGTCCAATATCCTAACACTGATCATGACTGGATGGAGGCTTACGCTGAACGTGCTCTGAGCAAATTTGGATTTGATTTCGAATTGTTTAGGACATGGATATCAAGCGTTGAACGTCTTGAAGACCTCTTATCACCGCCATTGTGTGCTGAACCCAAGGAACCTGAAGTAAAGGTACCAATGGTGGTAGATGAAGAAGTCGTGGAACCGAAGAGAAAGAAGGCGGAGGTGGCTAAGGAAAAGCGTGGCCCTAAGGACAGGAAGAAGTGCGATAAGCGAACGACGGTTCGTAAGCGTACTTCCAAACGTACTTAGGCACCAAATTGGGGGCCAGGTAGCTAGGCGGGTGATATCTTGGTTCACCCGTGTCAGTTTATAACTATTTCTACCTAACTATCTAAATAACTTACTTAAAATGGCAAATGGACGTAAGAATGGCCGTAATGGCCGCACCATCAAGAAGAAGAAGAAAACTGTCCGTGGATACCAAGCCATCACTCAAAACGTGGCGGTATCAGTAAAGAATGCTTTTGGAGACTTTCCACGAGCCCAAACTATTGTTAATGGTTTGGACGCATTTAGTCCTGCACATGCACCTTTACCCCGAGCAGTTGGAGATTATACTGTAATTCGAACAACGCAAGTCATATCTGGCACTGAGGCTTTATCACTCTTTGGTCCAGTAATGCACGCCAACACAACCACTGTAGGAGGACCTCAATGGAGCAACATTTGTTGCATCAGAAGTGTCGCGCCAGGAACAGCAATTAATGCAGCCAATAATGCGAATAGACAAGCTTTCACAACATTGGCTGCTTCAGCTTGGGATGACTGTCGTTTGACACCTTCCGCTTTCACTGTTAAATTAATGAATCCAGAGGCTCTACAAACTACTACTGGTGTCGTTTACATGGGTCGTTGTCGACAAATGATCAATGTGGGAGGAACAACCCGAACATGGACCACTTTCGCCAATGACTTAATCTCTTATTCTAGTCCACAGTTGTGTTCTGCGGGTAAACTTGCACTTCGTGGCGTCAAGACTGATGCCGTTCCTTATGATATGCAAGCACTTGCAGATTTCAGATGCACATCTATTTCATCAGCTGCCAATTTCACTTGGGCTGATGATGCGACTAATTTCGACGGGTTCGCCCCTATCTTCGTTTACAACCCTGATGGAATTGCTTTACAATTCCTCGTCTGTTGTGAATGGAGAGTTCGATTTGACCCTGCTAATCCAGCGTATGGCTCACATACCTATCACACTCCTTCAACTGAAGGCTACTGGGCTGCATTGCAACGCTATGCTACTGCTCTTGGTAACGGCGTTAAAGACCTTGCAGACGTGTATTCACGCCCTCATGAAGACCCTGGCCGTACTGGCGGGGGTGGAGGTGGTGGTGGTAAAGGCCAACCCCCTGGACAGGATACCGGAGAATGCTTCTACTAAGTGGTTCATTAATTGGGAAAGTGTCACAAATAAAATAAAAATTTCCTTTCTTTCTTTTTGTATATTTCTTTCCGCTTTTACATATATAAAGACACTAGACCGATTATGACTACGACATTCGCTAACAACCAG